GCCGTATTCAGGATGCTGGTAACAGTGGAACGCAAACGATGGACATTCCGTTTCGTTTCCTAAACTGCATGGTTGCAGGACTTGCGTATTACCTGTCGATGAAAATCGTATCGGTAGACCCCGGACGCCGCGCAGAGTTAAAGATGGACTATGAGCAACAGCTAGATATGGCTTCAAGTGAAGACAGGGAAAAAGCACCGATCCGTTTTGTGCCTAGGATTGGTAGATAATGTCTATTAAAACAGACCTTGCCGTATGCGGTATTTATTCTATCAAGCATATAGCAAGCGGCAAAGAGTATATTGGGTCGTCAATAAACATCAAAACTCGAGCTAATAAGCATCGCCAATTGCTGGTTCGGGGCGCTCACCACTCTCCGTATTTGCAGCGTGTGTTTGACAAACATGGGCAAGACGCTTTAACGATTGAGGTTTTGGTTATATGTGATCCGTTAAACCTGTTAATGTATGAGCAGCGATTTATTGACGGTCTAGCCCCCGTGTTTAATGGGTCAAAGTCTGCAAGCTCACCGGTGCAGAGAGGGCAGAAACTACCTGAGCAATGGCGGGAACGGGCGCAAGCTGCTGTGAGGAAGCGCTATGCAGATGGATTTACGGTAATCCACCCACCGAGATCGAAAGAATATCGTGCACAAGTTTCAATACAGTCAAAAACATCTTGGGCGGACGCTGCGAAACGTGAGAAAATGACATTAGCAATCAATTCCGCAATGACGGACGAAGAGCGAAAGCAAAGAGCGCTAAGAACAAAAACGCTTTGGGAAGACCCTGAGTACAGAAGGAAAGCAGTAGAGGCAAGGATTGGAAGGGCGTTCAATAAAGGCTACAAATGTACGCCAGAACAAATTGATAATCGGCGTAAAGCCGCAAGAATATCGAACGCAAAACGGCACCACAAAGAAAACTGGAAAGACGTGTACTTGCAAAGGTACCCAGAACATGCAGGGGATTTAAATGCCTAATCAGTTCGCCTCCGGTAGGCACGCGCTAGCCGAATGTGATCGGTGCGGGCAGCGTTTCAAGCTAAAACAGTTAAAGGCATTGACGTTTAAACGTACTCAAACCAACATACTGGTGTGCCCGGAGTGTTGGGAGCCGCCACAACCGCAAGTATTTTTAGGTGAACGCCCAGTAAATGACCCACAAGCGCTACGCAACCCCCGTCCTGAGAAAGGGTATATTGTGGGCGGTGTAGGGGTAGACGGGGATCTGACAGGCGGTAGTCGAGTGTTTCAGTGGGGCTGGGCCCCTGTTGGTGGAAGTAGGGATGGCGGTTTAACGCCAAATAATTTAAACTTACGTATTAGCGTTGGCACTGTTACCGTGTCAGTCACTTAGGGGTTACCATGAAAGAGCAAATGAAAAAAGTCGCCAAGTCCGCCGTCAAGTCCCACGAGGATAAGATGCATAAGGGCGCCAAGAAAATGGCTAAGGGCGGCAAGACAAACGAAATGATGAAGACCTACGGTCGTGGTATGGCTAAGGTGATGAATCAAAGGGGTAAATAATGGCCAAGTTCAGCCAAAAAGTTATGGGTAAAGAAATCGGTGACGCTAAAGTTTACGCCGAGCCCCACACAATGCAAGGAGGTCCTGTGAACCTAAAAGCCGTTATTAGCAAAAAGCCAGACCCAAACACGCTAGCATCTAAAGATGTAACCCGCAGTACTCCTGCCATGCGCGTGAGTGTTGGTGATCCCGGTCGCAATGATGTAAAAACCTCTGGTATGCGGGTGCGCGGTACAGGTGCGGCGATTAAGGGCACTATGTCACGCGGGCCTATGGCTTAAGATGAATTACGCAGAGCTCACCGCCGCAATTACTTCGTACTCGGAAAGTGATGAACAACTGTTTGTCGAGAATATTCCCACGTTCGTAAAGATTGCTGAGCAGAAAATATATAGCTCCGTGCAGTTAGCCTATTTGCGTAAAAACGTGACCGGGTTTATTACCAATAACAATGAGTATCTCTCAACCCCGAGTGATTTTCTATCTGTCTACTCCTTGGCGGTGGTTGATGCTAGTGGTAATTATGAGTACTTAATCGACAAAGATGTTAACTTTATTCGTCAAGCATACCCTAGCCCAAATGATCGAGGCATTCCTAAGTACTATGCGATATTTGGACCCACAACAACTGATACGCTTTTACCAGCGCTGACAAATGAAATATCACTTATATTGGGCCCAACTCCTGACACAACATATACCGCAGAGCTTCATTACTTCTTCTACCCTGAGTCAATCGTTACTGCTGGTACAACTTGGCTTGGTGAAAACTTCGATTCAGCTCTTTTCTACGGTGCTATGCGGGAAGCCTCAATCTTCCAAAGACAGGAAGCAGACGTAGTAGCTAACTATGAAGCCAAGTACAATGAGGCTATGTCGCTCTTGAAGCAGTTAGGTGATGGCAAACAGCGCGTCGATGTATATCGTAGCGGCCAAGTAACATATCCGGTGAAATAACCATGGCATTTGTTGGAAACTTTACGTGTGACACATTCAAAACTGCATTGCTTAACGGTGATGTGGATTTTAGTGCTGGGGTGTTTAAACTGGCCCTGTACACAAATGCCGCGTCGCTTACAGCCTCTACCTCCGTTTACACAACAGATGGTGAAGTAGTGAGTGCTGGGTACACCGCAGGTGGTGAAGTCTTAGTAGCTTCTGTAAATGCCTTAGATGGTGTATCTTTTGTTTCGTTTGGTAATGTTTCTTGGTCTGGCGCTATCACTGCTCGGGGTGCCTTGATTTATAAAGATGGTGGTACAGCAGTGTGTGTGCTGGATTTTGGTTCAGATAAGATATCTACAACGACGTTTACTGTAGAATTTCCGCCTGATACCAACACCTCAGCAATTTTACGTATTCAATAGGAGTTTTAAATGTTTAACGAACAAGCAAAGTCTGTAGATGTCGTCGGCTCAGGTTTAGAGTGCGGTACCGCATCTACACAACAAATTAAAGGTGGCGGTATATTTACACTTGAGTGTTTTGACCCCGCGGGGAACCTTAAATGGACAGCAGAGAAGCATAACTTAGTTGTGAACGTCGGGTTAAAAGACATGAACGACAAGTACTTCTTGGGCTCTAGTTACACTGCCGCGTGGTATATCGGTCTATATGGGGCATCTGCAACCAACGATCCTGCCGCTTCTGATACAGCCGCAACACACGCAGGTTGGACAGAGGTCACAGCGTACAGCCAAGCAACTCGCCCAGTGGCAACATTTGCCGCCGCAACAACAGCAGACCCCTCAGTGATTACAAACGCGGCTAACGCGGCTCAGTTCTCTATTACTGGCACAACAGTAGTTGGTGGCGCGTTCTTGATTAGCAATAACACCAAGGGCGGTACAACTGGCGTTCTATTTTCTGCGGCGGACTTCCAAGCCCCGGGTGACCGTTCGGTTGTGAGTGGCGATATCATAAACGTAACGTACCAATTTAGTTTAAACGCCGTGTAATTCTTGAGTAAATAAATTGGAGTAGTACGTTGCCAACATTTGAAGCCCTTATATCTGAGTCAGCTAGTGCAAGAACTATTCGAGATATAGGCGGTGGATTCTCGAGCGGTGCGTTTTCTTCAGGGCCTTTTGATGCGTTAGGTAATATTACTAGGGCGGTATCGGGCGACACCTTATTCACTAATATTGTGGCTCAAAGCTCGGTGGTGGATGTAAGTTTTGTGCTCGATGCGGCGAGAAGTGTCGTTGTGTTTAACAGTGCGTTTACAGACGTAATAAGTGGATTTGATAAAATCTTTACGCAGACGCAAGTCAACTCAAGTGTGCAAGCCAGCGCTCAAGTTTTAGATAGCGCGAGTAGTATATCGACGTACCTTGCTTCTGTTTTAAACTCGGCAACGGTATCGGACTTAATTGTTGGCTTACCAGAATACTCAGGACGGGTGTTTGATGGCGCTAGTGGTGTTGAAGTAACCTCTGCGACGGCGTATTTCGGTGCTAGAGTTAACGAGGTTGCCATTCCAATAGATGTTATTTTCACTAACTTTACGGTAAACGCGGCGGTTGCAGAATTGATTCAAGGTGTAGATAGACCCTTTGCACAGACCACAGT